TTTTAGCATAGGTGATTAATTCTGATCTAGTGGATGGTTGAGCCATTTATACTATACCTCTATCCATATTTATAGTGCGGAGATTGACGATATGCCAGGTCGAACAAGAATGTTACCATCAGCTAACCGATAGAAAGTATTTCCAGAACTAACGACCACATCATATACATATCGACCTTCTTCTAATGTTTTAGTTTGAGTTCCACCTAATGATATACGAACTTTACCATCAGCAGCACTTGTAAATCCAACAGCAAAAGTAGCAGCAGGAAAAGCAGTCGATCCTATAGAAACACTCTTAGTCATCTGAGATGAACCAGAATATCCTTCTAAGTTAAATGCAGTGTTAGAGGTTCCTACAACTTCAAAGTTACCTTCAAAATTTGCACCACCAAGCATCGTAAAGTTGGCTGCATGTGCAGCACCAGCTTCTGGATCAAAAGTAATTTTTTTAGTTGCCATTTACTAACTCCTTTAATAGTGATTTTATTTCACTCATCTCACTCTTTAAATTAGCAAGGTCTTCCTCTAAATTTAAAGATTTTTCTTTTTCAAGTTTACGTTTTTGGCGACGAGTTATATATTGTTGATATGCACTCGCGTTAGTATTAATAATTTGATCAGTGTAAGGATCTCTCACTAAATCGCCACTACCCTCAACTGGAATGTAATCTTTCATTATGCTAGTGTGATTACTCTTAGATTAGAAACTCTAGGAACATATGTTTGATTTGTAGAAGTTAAAACAAATTTAACTCTATAGAATTTGAAAGGTGGTAAATCTTCCATGTTAAATTCATATTCTCTAAATGTTAATTCACTACTTTTAAATCCACCAGCATCTGCTTTTGGAATAAATCTATCAGGTCTACCATCACTATTAGCAGAATTAATTATTTGACCTTGATCGTTTAAGTTTTTAAAGCCAGGAAATGGTTCAAATATAGGATCAAAGTTCGGTGTAGAACTAATCGCATAATATGCTCTTATATCTGAGAACTCATTGATATGAGCATCAAGAATTACTTTAATTGATGACGCTGAGTTTGCTAAAGTATTTTCTCTAGAAACATATTGACATGCTGTAGGATCATCAAACAAACTATTCACTCTAGAATCTTCTATGTAGTTAGTAATTGGAGCATCAACTCTATTAGAAACTAAAACTGCACTCATTCTTTGTAAATCTACGACTGGTGATATGTTAGGATCAGTTGTTTCTAATGTTAATGTCATATTAAATGATCTATCACCAGAGAAGTTTTGAGTTACTGTGTTACTAGTTTCATTAATTCTCGATGCTATCATTCTCGTAGAAGCTAAATAATTTGTTTTATTTAAAGTCACGGTTTCACTTCCCTTATCTAAGAATGGAACATCAGTTCCTTGACCTAATCCATTACCCAAACTTGCTGCAGATATTGTTTTCATCTCAGCAGATATTGTAGTACCAGGCACTGTTATGTTAGCAACATTTGGTTGAATAATTTGAAAAGGAATATTTTGTGAAGCATGAGCATCGTATCCACCTGTTGATTTACTATCATTAAAGTATAGTTTTGGATTACTTGCAGCACTTCCATCACTTTGTCTATTTGGTGCTGAGAATGGTATTCCAGTTTGTGCAGCAGTCAAATCTCCTGTATCAACTTTAATCGTATAACTATCGAATGTGATTGGATTTGGATCTCTATCAGTAACATCACTCATTAGATGAGTTCTATTAATTCTTGCTAGAGATACACCACCCAATTCGTACTTACGAACAGGAGTTCCTTTAATGTATCCTTTGGCATTATTACCTCTTGTAATACCTGTAATAGATCCACCAGAAGCACCTGTATATTTAATTACCTCATCTTGTATTTTGATATAGCCAGGATTAGTAGCACCAACAGCAACATTTTCAAAGGTAGTTAAATTATCAGTGCTTTCAACGGATATAGTTGAAGTTGAATTACTACCATAAGGTAATGAAAGTTTTGTTGGAATTACGTCAGTTTCAACATTAGAAAGTGTTACTCTATTTTGTTCATGATGCATACCATGATTTCTATGATCTACTGTAAAGTGTAACCCATCACTCACACCCGTAATTTTTTGTGCTCTACAACTTGCTGCAGCACCAGTTGTATGCGTATTTAATGACGTTGTTATACCAGTGATTGGGTGAGTGTAAGTTAGTAATCCATTTAAAGCAAAGTCGCCTTGAACATTATCTAACACTAGTTCATCTGTTCTTCCTAATGAAACAACAGACATTCTTGCATTTCTACCAACGGCATTATTTCCAATTGTTCCTATACCAAGAAGATCACCTTGTTGGAAGCCACTACCAGAAGATATAATTCTGGCAGATGAAATACCACCATCAGTGACCACCACATCAGCAGTCATGAAATCACCACCAGCAGTTATATTTGTAAGAGCGACACCAACGAATAATGCACTTCCAGATGCAGGAGTATATCCTAATCCAGCATTAACAATACCCATGCTTCCTGTTCCAATACCAGCACTGCCAACAAAGTTACCAGACGCATTTGATGCTGCACTAAACTCAGTTGCCCCATCATCCACACTTAATTGGTTAACAGTATTACCAAGAGTAAGAACAGTATCCGTTAATGATGTTCCAATACCAACTCTAATTCTATTAGAATTAATATTAACTGAATTTGGTTGTAGTCTTGCAACCTGTCTATTACCTTCGGATAAAATGGGATTATATATCTCCATAGTTCCTTCAGTTTCAAACACAGCTTTATTGATTATAAATTTAAGATCCTCCCACTGACTTGGTTCCCATGTAGAAGCGTTTTGTGATTTAAACAGTGATCCTAGATACGGTTGTTGTGATATAAATTCATCCGTTAATAAATCAGATTCTCCAATCCTTGAGATGAATACTTTATATTTGGTAGACCATGATGCTAAACATATAGAATATTCGGTATTATCACCTTCAAGATATACTGGTGCTTCAAATTCAAATCTAGTTGGAACTGTTCCATTTTGTGATACCTGTATTTGATCAGGTGCTTTAATTATCTCAGAGAATGGTAAAACTTTTTGTGTTGGAGTTCCTCCTTCCATTGTTCTGATTTGGAACGTCATGGGAATGTCCATGTCATCCTTAGTTTGGAAGTAGATATCGCAACTTGTAATAAAGATACCACCACTTTCTGTGACTTGGAAAGATTGTGCTAATGGATCATACCAACGATCTCGACGACTCTCATTCTCAGAACTACTAATAGCTTCTGTTTTCATGACAGTAGATCCTGTCATCTGTCTAACACTTCTTTCTTCCTTAGTTGGTCTAGTTTGTATTATAGCATTTCTTGTAGAAATAATATTTTCTTGAACTGTCTCTAATGTTCCAGCAGCAGTATAAGTGTCTTCACCAAATGTATCTGTATTTTCTTGATCATTTGTTGTGTTATCAATAACAGTGAATGTTTTGGTTCCTGTTTCAAATCTAGGATGATTACCACTATTTGGATTGGGAATATAGAAACTACCAATTAAGTTTGCACCTAAATCAGAAATTAATCTTTTATTTGTAATAGTTGCTTGAGCACCACTAGTTTGGCCTCTAAGTTCCATTCTAGTTGCAGTATATCCAAAGAAATCTCCCTGTGGTTGATCTGCTAATGATTTAGTGTCTATGTTTAATATTGTTGATGTAGAAGAGTATGTTGATGGCATATCTGTAGCACCACCACTAGCAGACGCTAGTTGAACTAAGCCTGGTGTTCCCAAGAAAGTTTCTAGACCAGTTGCACCAACCTGAGAAATATATGGGTTCTTAGCAAAAACTTCGGTAGGAGCATTGTAAGGCCCTGCTCTGTGATTTGCTTGTGCCACTCTAAATCTAATCGCAGGAACATCTGTTCCTTCTGCTGGTATACCAGAACCTGGCATCGTTCCAATAACAGTTTCACCCACTAAGAATGTTCCCGAATTCATTGTTATTTCGGTTAATTTTGGAGTGCAATATTTTGTTACAGCAACACCATCAAAGAATCCAAAAAGTTCAGTAAGTGGTTTACATTTTGTTACTCTAAATTGTACGTTTCTTGAACGCATTGTCATGATGACATCACGACTTACAACTCTATCACCTATTGATTCTTTATCAAATTGTTCAGTGACAATTTTTCTTGTTCCACTTCTTGTTTGATGGTCAGTTCTAAATGTATCGCGAATAGTATCTTGAAGAGTTGTTGTGGTTGTTGTGGTAACATCTTGAGAGTGGTTAACACCAGATCCACCATTGATCCAACCTGCTTTAATAATTTCTTCTTCAGTCACTGTGGATGATTCTTGTCTATTTCTAGTTCTCTCTTCAAAATCTATTCCAGACCATTGTGTTTCCCATGCATTCCAAGTGATAGGTGACATTCCAGTTTGTGGATCAACACCAAACTCTTGCATGGCTTGTGCCATAATTCCAGCAAAGTTACCCTCTTGTTGTATTATTTTTGCATCAATTCTTGCTGTATCTGTCCATGTATCTGATGATGGATTTAATTTAACAGTTGCTTGCCAGAAACTTACTAAGAAAGGTGTAACACTTTCTGTTCTAGTTGCAAATTGTTGACTTAACCATTCTGTTTCAGTGAAATCTAAAGTTACAACATCCTCACTTTTTTTAATATTTGTTCCTTCAGCAGCAAGAAAAGCACGATCAGTATTAGTGTCAACACCTTCCACAGGGCCTGGCATTAGATCCACTTGAGTGCAATAATGTTGAGGTCTTAATTCATTATGAGAAGGATCTAAACTGCATTTAACTTTAAATCCATTAGTTTCTTGTGGTTTAAGACTGGTAAAATTATCTACAAAAAATCCTGATTTAAATTTATTTAATCCATCAGCATCAGGAACAAACAAGTTAGATGTTTGTGTTTCAAGCATAGAAAGAGAGGTATAATATTCAAGATTTTTGATTCTATCTTCAAGATCTTTTATATCTTGCATTCTATATCTCTTATATTTTAAGAAATCTATTCTTGCTTGTTTTGGTGAAAATAGGAATGGTGGTAGATCTATACTCGCTATTTCTATAGCATCATCAACTCCAACTGGTGTCTCTCTTCTTTCAGATGGGTCTCCATATTTAATTTGGAATTTTCCAGTTTTATCTAAGAAAATTCTATCAATTCTACCAACAAAATGTGAAAAATCAACAGTGATTGTTTCGTCTGAAGCTAATATATTAGAGGCAGAACCTCCAGAGGCTGTGAATGATCTTCCGAAAAATTCTAGTGGTGATCTAACATTTTCAAGAACTGTATATGTCGCCACTTTTGGTCTTATGTCAATTGTGTCTGTTACATACTCACCATTTATTTGTGGAATATCTTTACTAAAATTCCAAGTACTGTAAGAGTTTCTAGTTGTAATATCTCCCTCGTCAGTGGATTCATAATAACCATTTTGGAAATAAATCTTTAATTGTTTTTTAGGTGCTTTAGCATTTGTTCTTCTTGTAATAAATCCATAATCATAGAATGTGCTTTTTTGACCATTATTGAAAGTATAGTTTGCTGATATGTTTCTACTAGGATTATCTAAAGTAGTGATTAAACCTTGAACAGTTGATTCTTCAAATATAACGATTTCACCCTCTTCAAAAGCTGTTTCATTTTGTGTGATATATGTTATTTGAGCATCTGTTACTGTTTCTGCCACAATAGCAACAGCACCACTATTTTGACCTATTACTTTTTCTCCTATCACCAAATCTGTTGATTTGCCTGATGGGCCATTTAAAGATGTCAGAGTCATCTTAGGTGCAGATGCCTCTGAAGTGTTATTTGATTCAAAAATTCCGTGTATTTTAATTACATCTGCTTCATTTAAAACTATTTTTGTATCTTGAACTCTTGTTCCTATTGGAAAATTACCAGATGTTAATCCATCATTTAATGTTGTTCCACCTATACCAGAGGCACTATCTAATGAATAATTAACAACAGTTGCATTAACACGGTCTAATCTTTTTATTTTTGCAGCTGGTTTAGATTTTTCGAGAGTCGCTATTAGTGTACATCCAGTTGTTGCTCCACCCAATCCCTCTATTTGTAAAACAGTATTACCTGCTGTAAAGAGGAACATATCATCTCTTAGTGCAACAGTGGTTCCATCAGATCTCATAAACACATATCTCTCCTCATCAAATGGTAAGAAAGATTCATTTGTTCCTGCATTTATAGCAGCAGAGAGTTGACCTAAACCTGTATTTGGATTAACAGCAACATCGACATTAAATGATTTTCTAATAGTAAGTGTAGAATTAGTTAAATCAACATCTGAAACGAATGTCTTGGGCATTAGAGAATATAATCTACTTTCCGTAGATCTTTCTAATGGTGATGTTACAAGTTTTAGACTAGAAATTTGCGAGTTTGATGTTGGAATTTCACCACTGGTAACACCAGTAACGGTGGTTACACCAGTGACTTTGACGCTATCAGTAGTAACCTCAGTTATTCTTGCAAAAGATGGAACATTATTACCCAATCCACCAAATGATAAAATATTTCCTACTTTCAATGTGCCAGGAAATAGTGTGCTTTCACTTGTAACTGTACATATACCTGTTGCATTATCCTTTGCGGTAAATTGTGCATTACCAAAGTCAATAACAGTTCTCTGTATTACATCTCCATTAAATGTTTTTGCAGATCCAACATTACCTAAATCAGGGCCACCGTATACTGATTTTACATCTTGCATACCAAAAGATGTTATTGCAGTGGCAACACGATTATTTGATACACCATTAATTTCAAATGGTTCATTAGTTATAAATTCTCCAGATTTTTCATAA